AAATTACGAGCAAGGCACATGGCAGTATGTGGCTGGCACTTACACTGCACCTATTATGGATTTAACTGAATCCGACCTAGTTGGCGGCATTTCTGTAATGACGGGGCCATCTAAAGCGGATTTAGTGAACACTGTTAAAGGCAATTATCTAGACCCTCGCCAGAATTATGAAGTTGTGCAGTTCCCTGAAATGTCTATCGACACATATGTCGCACGCGATAAAGAATCACTAACGGCTGAAATCAGCGCACCATTCGCAACGACTCCGACCATGGCCCGCAGATTAGGCAAGCTAACCATAGAGCAATCACGCTTTGGCGTTCGTATGCAGGCGGCTTTTAAATTCCGCACGTTAAAGTTACTACCTGGTGATCGCGTGACTTTTTCGAGTGCTCGCCTAGGCTGGGATAAAAAGATATTTCGTGTTGTTGGCGGTGGCCAATCTATCAGCTTAACGGGTGGAGTTGATTTAACCCTATCAGAAGACGCGCCGGAAGTTTGGGATTGGACAGAAGGCGAAGCGCTAGACGTTACTGCGCCTCCTGCTTTGACTTTGCCAGATTCTACTTTGTCAGTGCCTGTTAATCTTGCTGCTACAGAAGAGCTTTATAATACTAACGTGCAGAATATAACAAAAACCCGTGTAACGCTTTCATGGGAGCGAGGCGGCGTTCGTTCAAATGCTTTCAATATCGAATCAAAGAAATCCAGTGAAATTGAGTTCAAAGAATTAGCAAGAGGATGGACTGGAACTCAATTTACCATTGAAGACAGTGAACTAGGCGAGTTTGAATACAGAGTGCAAGGCGTTACTGATATAGGTCGCTTAAGCGAGTGGACAAGTCTGACTTATGAAGTGCTGGGGAAAAATGCACCACCTGCTGACGTACCGACTATTTCAGCGATACAAAGAAGTTATGGGATAGATATTTCTTGGCAAGCCGTACCTGATGCTGATGTGCAAGAGTATGAGGTCAGGTTAGATCAAAACTTTGGTGAAGCGGGCTCAGTATATACAGGGCGACAATTGCGCTTTACGGATATTCGCAGAGCCGACGGGACTATTTATTATGTAAAAGCATTAGACACAAGCGGCAACTATAGCGCTAACGCTACTAGTTTTGCCCCGTCAATCACTGGCCCGTCCGCTGTTAGTTCTTTGGCTTTGCTTGCTACTGACAGCCAAATTCAACTTAGATGGGCAAGCGCCAACTCTGTTTACCCTGTTTCCACTTACCGTTTGTATGAAGGTGATATGTTCGACACGGCGGTGCCGATTGGCGAGTCTAGCGGCACTTTTGAAGTTATTATACGAGAGGAAACTGGGACTTATACTTTTTGGGTTGAACCTGTAGACGCGGCGAGTAATGTAGGCAGCGCTATTAAGGGCGCTATAAGCGTTGATGGAGCTCAGGATTATATTCTAAGAACAGATGAGTTTGTCGATTTTAACCAAATGGATACGCTTACCGATATGGCTATCGGTCAGGGTGGAGGGGGTCTTGGTTGGGACGATGAAACAGAGCTAGACTGGTCTAGCGATACTAGCCCGCGATGGGATGAAGCGCCAAGCCCTGATTTGATTGGGCCAGTTAATACGACTGAAACATTTCTAGAAAATATGACACGATCAGGGCTAACAAGCGATCCTGATCAATTCTGGAATGATGAAACTGGCATTTCATGGGATGATGAAACAAACTTACAATGGAATGATATCGGCGGCGACCCTTATCAAGTTAAACTAGATAACGGCTTTACGCACTTTCTTGATCCAAGTACAAGCACAGGTGTAGCTGAACGCATTATTGATTTTGGTGCGCTTATTCCTAATACTCGAATCACAGTTAATCTTGATTATGAGGATTTGCGCCCTGGTGCGATTGTTACAACCGTGCTAAGTACGTCTAGCGATGGCATTTCTTGGGATGACTTTCCCGACAATCAATTCGAAGTCACAGCTTCTAATTTTCAGTATCTAAGAATCAATATTAATATTAATGCTATAGGTACCAATGGATTAGTTCGTATTAATTCAATCCGCTATAAGCTGGACATAAAACAAAAAACAGACCAAGGGCAGGCACAGATATTTGCCGCAGACTATGACGCTGGCAACCCAAGCACTAGCGGCACCGTAGTGATATTGAATAAGCCTTTCCTTGATCTTGATTCAGTAGTCGCGACAGCTAAAGCTAATGATGCTAAAATTGTCGTAACTAATTTTGATGACGTAGGCAACCAAGACCGTTTTCGCGCCGTGGCTTTTGACCGCGCAACAGGTAACGCGGTTGATGCTACAATAAGCTGGAACGCACGAGGCTCTTAATGGTAAGTTGGAATGATCCAAGCAACTCAAATCCTGTTCACGTTAATCTATTAAAGGATTTGGCGGATAAGGATACTTATGCCATCACTATGGGACAGATCAACCTTGGGGCATATACTGACCTTCCTGATGGAGTGATGAACTGGGATAACGGGCAGAAGTTGTTACGCCGGTTGCAATCAGGAACGCCAGAGGTAGTTAAGATAAGCCTAGCAGGCGGCGGCACAGGCGCAAGTGATGCGGCTGGGGCAAGGGCTGCTTTTAATGTATTAGAAGCGGGAACTGGGGCAGCACAGTCTCGAACGAACACACAAAACGATTCAAGGTTTGTGCAGGGTTCTCGGTCTATTAGTACAACCAGTCCTTTGCAAGGTGGCGGTGATTTAAGTGCCAACCGGACTTTGTCTATTCAAGATGCAAGCACCACTCAGAAGGGCGCTGTACAGCTTGAGAATACACTTAATAGCACAAGCACAGTTAAGGCTTTGACAGCGGCGCAGGGGAAGATTCTTGGTGATATGTTCAAAAGCGAATCAAAGCCTCTTGATGGTCAATTTACAGGTGGCACAGCATACTTCTCAAAAGCTGGTAATATAGTTACAGTTGAGATTTTCGGAGGCTCAAACCTTATTGCTACGGAAAATGTTTTTTCAACCGTTGGATTTGTCCCATTATGGGCAAGACCTAGTCGACAATCTCATGGCAGTACTGTTTACGAGATAGGATCGTATGGGGTGCAGGTAACGGTAAATACGAATGGATCAATTAAGGTAGCCTACTTCGATGATTCTTTCTCAGGGGTAAGCAAGACATTTTTCTCTGGCTCTATATTTATTTCATACACCATTTAAGGACACAAAATGCCATACCAACTAATAGACACAGTAACTCCAGACGTTGGCGCCAAGGTAGGCGGCAACAAGATTAATAACAACGCAATACAAGCGCAATATCAAGGCGGCTACTTCACTGTTGGCGGCACTGCTAATGCTATTACGCTAACCAGTGCGACAGGCGCGCCATCTGGTTACGCGACAGGGCAAGAGTTCTGCTTCCGTGCCAATGCGACTAATACGGGCGTGACCACCGTTAACGTGGACGGCCTTGGTATTAAAACAATCAAAACCATTTCAGGTGCTGGCTTGCCAGCGGGGTATTTATCGACTTCTGCTGATACATGCCTCCGTTACGATGGCGTTAATATGATTGCCAATGTTAGTGCAGGCACGCTTGCGGATCAGGTGTCAACTAATGATAATCTGAGTGCAGCTATAGCAGGAACTGCAACATTTAGCGGTGATGTTTACACGTTTTCGCCTTCAGGAACTGGTTTCCGTTCACTGCAAGCTGGAATGTATTTGAGCTTTAGATTGCCAAGTGGCTCATCTAATACTACAACTACGCCGGATATTGACTATAACGGCACAACATACACAGTGAAATGGATTGATGGCAGTGCGCTAGAAGCTGATGACTTAAACGAGACTTACAATAAACACCCTATTCTGTTCTACTTCGACGGCACGGACATGCTGATTGCTAGTGATATTAGCGGGGATTCAACAAACAACTCTTGGCTAAAAACCACTAGCGGCGAGATGACTTTAAAGCTAGCTAACGGCGGGACTTATGCAATAACAACGCCCGCGCCAATTTATGGCTTTGTAAATTCCACTAACATTACATGGGTGTACTCGCATCAATTTATGACCAGCCCCGTAGTTATACCATCCGGCACGAATCTTAATTGCACAGTTGGTATCAGCTCAATAGCAGAATCTCAGGTTGGTTTTAGATTATCATCTAGGGACTCCAGCGCATCTAACACAAGAACATGGAATATAGTTGCAACAGGTCGCTGGTACTAATGACAACAATAGCCCGCATCCTAGAATACACAGCCATAGCGCTGTTTGTTCTGTTTGCGGGTTGTGCCATGGCTTGCTGGTTGATTGGCTCTAGGATAGAACGGCTACGGTTAAGGCTACAAGGCCGGAAAGCACAGCCAGCATCACCGCGCCGGAAAGCTTCCAATAGGTTTTATGTGTGGCTAAAGCGATATCTGTCTCGCTTTGTTTTATAACTAAAAAATCTAACAGTTTTTCGAATCTCTGGCCCATCTCAATCTGGCGCTCATTCTGGTTTACGACTTTTTCGAGCATTATCTCTAACTTCGAATCTATATGTGAATGTATCTTTTTTTCTGTACGCTCTAAATCATCGTGTGTCACGTGTTCGCCAGCCATTGGTTTGCCTTAAAGAATGGTGTATATTGTACTAGTGATTATAACTTAAACAATACGGCATTGGTACGGGTGTGATATGGAACTACATTTGAAGCGGCTTGGCGGGGATGACGATACAACCATTGGCGCGCTGTATATTGGCGAGGGCGTAAGCGGTTATCTGTTTAGCTTTACAATAGAAGACGAACGCCGATTTAACAAGGTATCAGGAGAAACCCGCATACCTGCTGGGCGATATCAGATTGAACTAAACCGCCGTGGCGGTATGAATGAGAAATATTCTAAATACCCTTGGCATAAAGGCATGTTAGAATTACAGAACGTGCCGGATTTCGACTATATCTATATCCATCCAGGTAATGACGACGACGACACAGAGGGCTGCATTCTACCTAATTACAAAGCCGATGCAGAAAACATGCGCGGTGAGAACAGTTTCGAGTGCTACAAAGACCTGTATTTACTGGTCATTGAAGCCATGAAAGAAGACCAAGATGTTTATATCACAATCACAGACGAGGAATTCTAATGGAAAAGAAATGGTATCAATCTAAAGCAGTATGGGGCGGCTTAATCGCAGTTGCGGCAGCCATTGCAGGTGCATTCGGCTATGCTGTAAGCCCTGATGATCAGGCTAGTATTGTCGAGGCCGTAGTGGCTATTGGTGGCGGTATTGGTGGCGTGCTGGCTGTTTACGGTCGTGTAAAAGCGGAAGCTTACATTAAGAAATGAACACCCTAGCCCGCATAATCTACGAACTGCTCTCTATATGGGAACAGTTCAAAGCCGACCGCAAGAGGTTAAAACGTGATGAACTTGTCAAAAAGGCTCGTAAAAATCCCACTGGTGCTTTTAATAATCACTTTGGCGGGCTGCCTGACGATGCCAACGAAAGCAAACCCACCGATAAAACCGAACATTAGAGCATTCCAAATACAAGGAAGCACCTGCTTTGCTAAGGCAGATGCTGCTTTGTTGTTCCAGTATATTGTCGAGCTAGAAATGGGCTACGATTGACAAACTATATCCATTTGTCTTCTCCTTTATTTCCTTTGTTTTTTGCTTTTCATAATAATTATCGTAAGAAAGCTTTATTGAGTAGTCACTTATTCTGTATTTAATAGATACTCCGTACCCTGTGCTTGTGTCAGGATTACACCCATATCCATCTACACAGCTTTTATACTCAGTATAAGAACTCCTAGCCTCTGCACTAATATTTTTGTCTATTTCAATGGATTGGTTGATACTTAATGAAAAGAAATTTTTAACTGAAGCTTTATATTGGCTAACAGTGCTATTTCTTTCATTTGACTGGCCTGTGTATAAGCTAAATCCTGTTCCCAGTCTATTATAGTAAGAGCCACCAACTTGCACCAAGGTTATAGGGAAATTAGCCTCCGCACCCCATGTGTAGTTGAGATCTGTTATCTTTATCTCGGCCTCATACCCAGCATGGCCAAGGCTTGAGGCTAGTAAAAGTGCAATGATTAATGTTTTCATTTGTAACGCTCCGTGTGTGTTTGTAATTTAAATATACACTACACACGGGCATTCACAACTTAGATTTTCGATAGGTTGGCGGGGTTATTTATCGGCTAGGGCGATTAATACTAAGCACTCGCAGGCGGCGCGGAGGTATCGTTTATTTGATGCTGAGAAGCTGCGACTACCTATTGAACGGTATGCCTTCCACGTATCTTTTGTGTACGGCTTTGGGTTAATTTGGATTTTTTCTTCAATAACCAACGGCATCGTTAGATTGTAGTCGTCAAGCATGTGTATTTGATATAAATCATACTCATCAAACATATAATGAGTACCCGTATCAGGATCCATCCAATGCTTACCTTCCGGCGGATAAAGCCAAATCATAGCCCTTTCCAATTCAGCATCACTTAGCGCGCTTACTTGTTCTGGTGTCATATCAGCTTCTCCAACTCTTGGCGCGTCATCCGCACGCCGTTAATGTGGTATGTCCATGTGCCGTTAATTCGTGTGGCTTTCATTGCTTTACTCCATATTTTTCAAAAACAGCTTGAGCAAATCCACGAGGGGTTGCGCTGCGAATGTTTTTTGTCTTAAGGCTTTTACCGCCTAGCTTCTTATGCTGGTCTGAATACCCAGGCTCAACATACACAGCTTTCTTTTCTGGTAACTCAAAGCCGCCGCCCGACCACAGACATGTTTTCTTTGGATATGCGTCCTTGGGCGATATGTAATCTGGCCATTCTGGGTGCTGGTCATCTTCTTGCAAATAACCTCCAAACTCGTAAGGATGAAATGTAAAGTCTGGTTTGCCAAATATCGATGCAAACACACTCACTGGATTTTCAAAGAACCAGGGCGAACCAGATAGCTCGCCGATCATTCTGCATTGCTCTGCTACAAGGGCGGCTTTAGCCTGAAAGTGCTGGTCTTGTTTTCTCTTGCTCTCAAAGTGGGCCGCACCGCTTACGGCAACATCAGTGCAAGGCGGAAAACCCATTACAAAAGCAATATCGTATTTACGCATAACCTGGCGAATCACTGGAATCATTTCAAGTATGGTGCCATTATCATAGCGCTGTGGGTCAACATGAAGCGCGTAATATCCAGCGTCTCGCCAAGGCTTTGTTGCCATTCCGGTGTAGTCACATAAGCTGATAATTGCTTTCATCATGCAAACCTATTAAAAGTCACTGACTTCCCGTAATCCCTGAATGCTATTTCACGAGCCGTTTTTGGTAGTGGTCTTAACATATCAATGGCAGAATCAAACATCGCCAGCAAATCCGCCTCATTCTCTGGCGTAGTCATAATGTATCGCCCAGTGCCGCACAGTGCAATACCGAATAACTCTGTTTTGCCCTCTTGTGTGCTGTCAATGAACTGAATAGTGTATTCGCGCTCGCTTAAGTGATTGTCTTGCACGAGCTGCATAGGAAGCTGATGCGTTTGCATTTTTACGGTTTGGAATTTTTTCATAGCTGAATACCATTAAATTCTGTTTTGTGTTTAAAGATAACGTCTTTCATGTCTTCATGTACAGCGTGCCACTTGTGCAGCTCCTTGTGCGAGTAGAAGCGTATTTGACCGACATATCGCTTAGGCTTAGGGCTTAGGAAGTCGCGCTGCATACGAGTCCATACAGCGTGCCTATTCATGCCTATCTCTTTTGAGAACTCGCCAAGCCTTACTAATTTATCCATCATTCTCCCAACTCCATCGAAAAACTGGCAGTATAGCGAGCTGGCAGTACTTCAAATTTATTGCCAGCCAATATGCCAATCGGCTTGCCATGGCCCATAATGCCAATTGAAATGTAATCCTTGTCCAGCTCGCGGTTGATCTTGGCAACCTGCGATTCGTTCAATTGTTCTGTTTCTGTGTTTGTTAGTTTGATCATTTTTCTAGCTCCTTGTTCTTAATAAAGCCATCAATACCGCCTACATACAAGCGGCCTTTGTATTTAAATTTAGTTGTGCTTGGCCAATAGTCAAGGCGACTTCCATTAAGATTGCGCGACCAGTGGTAAGGCGTGTGCTTTTTCCAACCATCATCATTGGCTTTTTCTAGATTGCCCTGCTTCCGCTTTTGGTTAATTTCCTTCAAGACCTTAAAATCTTCTGCCATATCGCCCATGATTGTCACTCCTTTATCTGCATATATTCGCGCTTTTCTTGTTCTGTATGAAGGTTCAACGAACCAAGATAAAGCATGATTGGTACAGCTTGGTATTTAACTGTATTGATCTGTTTGGCGGTCATTTCGTTAAACGTCTCAAATACGCCTTCTAATGTTGCTTTTTCTACTATGACCCAGCTCATGTGCTGCACTCCTTTTGTTTAATCACCATCTAAAGATAGACACTAGCGCGGTGTTATGCAAGTAGTTTTTTACGAATTTTCCACCATTGCCTAACATATGTTTTAACCCACTCCTGAAATTCAGGCGGGACACGCTCTTGCATGTACTTTTGCATAGCCTCTTTATCATCTAGTCTTAATATATCCATTGCATACTCACGTGGTCGCTTTTCTGTAATCATAAAAAAAGCGGCCTAAGCCGCCTCCTGTGTTGTTGTTAGATCAGAACGGTACTTCGTCGTCGAAGTCTTCGAACGCTTGGCCCTGCTGTGGAGCTGCCTGCTGACTAGGCGCAGGAGTAGAGCCTGAGTCACTCCAAAAGATTCGGCTGTTGCCTAAAATAGCTCCTTCGCCTTTTTGTTGATCTTTCCATGATTGCGTGATCATGCCGTTATTACCGTATTGATCTTGTGCATCTAGATCAATAAAAGCAGTAGCATCTAAGTACACGCCCTTTTCCCCTTTAAATAAACGCGCTTTGTCGATCTTGCTAACGTCAATCTTTAAGCTTACGCCGATTTTAGCCATGAAATACCCCTTATAGGTCGTCTAGTGAATCGTCTAGCTGGTCGCTGGACTGTTTGTTAATTGAGTTGATTGCTTCTAGCTGGCTAGCAGATAAAAGCCCCTTTTGTTGTACTTTTGCGATTAATTGCTGGGTAGTCATCTTGCCCGATTGCACTGCACTTGTCCACGCTGGCAGGTTATTATCAAAGTCTGCTTGCGGGTAATCAGGAATTACAAGCGGTTCGACTGTATAAGGCTTGCGCTTTCCACGCGTAGCAGTTAATGCAACGCTGATAGACTCTTCTATCGCGCTAACGTGACTAATACGAATGCCACCTACCTTTTGGCCGGCCCATGTAACACTTGGATCATTAAACAAGGTCATGCTGCGACCGACCCAATTATTGCCATCCTTGCCCCATGCCACGATTAACAAACGACGCATCGATTTGCACGGCTTGTATGGTTGCAGGCCACCGCCTAGGTGAAGATTGATAGGCTGGTCATCTTGGCCAGACAGTGACACGCTTTGCACTGTTACCGTCATCGGCCCGCTGATTAGGTTGTCTGCGTTTAACTGGTCAGATTTTGGTTTTATTGTCTTGCTTAAATCCATTAGGCTCATAGTTCCACCTCTGCTTCTTCATCTAATGCCCACATTGGTAGGCTTAACATTTCGTCTTCTTGGGCAATGCCTTGCCAATCGCCTGATTCCATAGCTTGCTTATACGCTTCTAAATCTGCCTTGAACTGTCGTGCGCCAACTTGCTTGGCTTCTGTGTCTAGCTCAAAAACTTTGTTAGCGTGTGGCTGTTGTTCTTCTACTGTCAAGAAACGAAAGCGAAGTTTATTGCCAGTGATTAGCTTGTAAACGTAGCTATAAAAAGCATCTTGTACATGATAGCGATAATTAGCGACTGACTTTTGAAACTGCTCGTAGCGCACATCTTGAGTCTTTTTAAGATCAACACAGTTATTGTCGTAAAGCGTAACCCAGTCATAGCGACAACGTAATAGCAAACCTGTAACGGGGCACGTTACAAACGCGCTTAGTTCTGCAAAGCCTTCTTTTTTCAGTTCTTTGATAGCTGTCGGGTTTAGCTGTATGGCTTCTTGCATGCCTAGCACGTTATCGCCTTCTGATCCTGTTAGCACAAAATCAGCACTGTGTGTTTTAACCGCTTCTCTGTACTCAGATTTACGACGGTCGTTAATACCATGCAGAACCATGTATTCCTTATCAAATCGCAGCGGCTCAAGTATGGCGCAATGAATAGCTGAACCAATCGCCATGTTGCGGGTTGGTTCGCGCTTCTGGGCGTACACTAGATGCGCAGGGCTACGATTAACAAGGTCTAACATCGACTTGCTTACACTTTCGTGCTCGTGGTACGCATCTTCTGGCATACCGATAACAAAGCAGCCTTTTGCGGCTTGTTCTGGTGTGAAGTCTTTGTATTCGATTATGTTCATTTTAGTGGGCCCCATTGAATTCAAGTAGCTGCTCATGCACTTCTATCCAGATTGCGTTAATTGACTGGCTCATAATCTCACAGCTCTTGTCTTGGTTTTGCTCAGCTTCCATTGTCAGTATTGAATCAACCTGACCTAAAAGCTCTAAAACCATTTTTAGTTTTTCATTAACTTCAATATATGTACTGGCTGTATCTGTCATTGTCACTCTCCTTTTTTCTAGTTGACGATGTGAATATAAGGGCTTACTATACACTTGTCAACCACGAAAGGAGAATAAAATGAACCTAGACCAAATCAAAGAAAAACTAAGCGACCGCAATCTATCAGAGGTTGCGCGGCGTGTTGGTGTTACTCGTGCTTATATAAGCGCAATCAAAACAGGCGTTGTTACTAAGCTTTCAGAACACACGCACAAAAAACTAACCGAATATTTCGAGGCGAACTAATGTCGTTTGAATTACATGAAGATCAAGCTGAGTTTGTGGTCAAACTGAGGCGGTCACTAACAAGCGGAATCCGTTCTGTATTAGGTGTTGCTAGTCCTGCGTTCGGCAAAACGGTTGTAGCGGCTCACATAACGGAAAAGGCAAGCATTAAAAACCCAGATACAAAAGTATGGTTTCTTGTGCACCGTAAAAACCTATTACGCCAAACCAGTCAATCGTTTTGGACTGCTAAGATAGCTCACGGCTTAATTACAAGTGGCAAAAGAGCTTCTATGTTGCCAATACAGGTGGGAACGATAGGGACGGTTTTCTCTCGCATGGATTCACTTGAACCGCCTTCTATATTATTCGTTGATGAAGCGCACTTAGCCAAGGGCAATATGTTTGAGACTGTCATCCAATGGGCGAAAGATTCCGGTACTATCATTATAGGCTTGACTGGAACGCCGCAGAGGCTTGATGGCAAAAGCCTTGGGGATGTGTTCGATGATCTGATTGAAGCAAAGCCAACAAAATGGCTCATAGAGCAGGGCCGACTGTCTGAATATCTGGCATACACTACGCCTGGCTTGCCTGATTTATCCGAGGTAAAAAAATCCGGTGGCGATTTTAATACTAAAGACTTGGCCACGGCTATGGATAAACCGACTATCTTGGGCGATGCAGTAGAACACTGGCGCAAGTATGCAGGCGGTATGCGCACGGTTTGCTATTGCGTAAACGTAGCTCACAGCAAGCATACGGCGGCGGCGTTTAATGAGGCGGGTATTCCGGCAGCTCATGTTGATGCAAGCACTACTGAGAAGGAACTGAAAGAAATCTGCGAAGGCTTAGCAGATCGCCGCATCCTTGTTTTATGTAACTGTGAACTGGTAATTGAAGGTTTCGATTTGTCCGCGCAAGTTGGGCGTGATGTGACACTTGAATGCTGCATCTTATTACGACCAACTAAGTCATTGGCTCGTTATCTTCAAATGGTATTCCGCGCACTACGCCGCAAGGCTACTAAAGCGGTTATCCTAGATCACGCTGGTTGCATCCTAGAGCACGGCCTACCATGCGAAAAACGTGATTGGTCACTAGAAGGACAAAAGAAAGGCAAGCGAAAGAAGAAAGACGATGACGAACCGGATGTAAACGTGCAGCAGTGTACATCGTGTTATGCTGTGTTTGTACCGGGGCCGGATTCGTGTCCGATGTGTGGCGCACATATCGAGAAGAAAGTTCGCAAGATAGAACAGGCAGAAGGCGAATTGCAAGCCGTTGATATTGATGCCGTTAGATTAGAGCGCAAGAAAGAACAAGGGCAAGCGCGTACACTGCGCGACTTAATTAGTCTTGGAATGCGCAGAGGTATGAATAAGCCTGCTCAATGGGGCGCAATCATGCTGGCTAGTCGTGAGGGGCGCAAGCCAACAACAGATGAATTCACGCAGGCAAGGCGTTTGCATATGGAGTTAATGGGATGAAAGTATTAGTGTGCGGTGGCCGAGAATATCAAGAGTGGGATTTTTTGTACTCATGCCTTGATAAAGTACACAAAAAGCATGGAATTGAGCTAATCATAGAGGGAGGCGCGAACGGAGCAGATGCTCATGCCGCAACATGGGCGGATAAAAACCTAATCCCGAGAATGACGTTCCATGCAAATTGGGCAAACCTTGGCAATAGAGCGGGGCCAGTTAGAAATAAGAATATGATAAAGTTTGGGGCTCCTGATTGTGTGGTTGCATTCAGGGGCGGAAAAGGCACTAAAGGGATGATAAGACTAGCTAATCAGTCTGACCTTAACGTATGGGAGCCATGCAAATGAACGAAGAGACTAAGATACAACGCCTAATCATGCTGCACCTTTCAAAAGCTGGCCACTCTGTTTTCAGGAATGAAACTGGCCGCTTCTGGACAGGCAGACCAATACACAAAGACGGCCAAACGGTAACACTAGCCAATGCCATGATGATTCCAGTAGGATTGTGTGTTGGTAGCTCCGACATCGTCGGTATTCAAAAAGGCACAGGCCGTTTCTTTGCAATCGAAGTAAAAACAAAAAAAGGCCGTGCATCTAAAGCGCAATTAAACTATATTGACCACGTTCAAAAAATGGGAGGCTTGGCAGGTATCGCAAGAAGTCCGCAAGAAGCCCTAGATATATTGAACAACAATTAACCAACCAAGGAGAAAATCATGCACGATTGTGATCATGCTGATAGACAACAATACGTTCGTTTTACCCGCGAAAACTCTACCACTCATTACGCTGTTTACTGCCATAAATGCGCAAAGCTTGTTAAAAGCAAAGCTCACAATGGCAAGCTTCTTATTAAGCATTCGGAAATTCCAAGCGGACGAACTGTTTTTGATATCGGGAGTATGAAGTAATGACTACACGAACAGTAGAATGGTACGCCCAACAATACACCAACCGATTCAACTGGGAACTAGTGCCGCTTGATCCCGGTCAAAAGTTCCCAACTACTAAGAACTGGGGCGAGAACACAATTAAAACACCTGAGCAGGCTAGTGCGTTCTATGCCAAGCATCCTGATTGGGGTGTAGGTCTTGTTCTTGGTAAGTCTAAAATGTGCAGTATCGACATCGACTGCGAAGACTCTTTTCAAGCCCTACTAGCTGAGTTCGGACTACCTGCCGAAGACCTTGATCAGTATCCTTGCATTATGGGGCGCGGACGCCGAATTACGTTCCGAGTTCCTGACGGTGCTGATCTAAAGTACTGCAAACTGAACTGGCCTAGTGAGGCAGACCCCACTGGTGCGATTCATAGAGGCATGATGAAAGATGCTTTGGCTGCACGCAATGAAGGGCGAACAGAAGACGAAGCAAAAATAAGAGAAGAGGCTAAACAGTATTCAAAGTTCACTGTTGTAGAGCTTCGCGTGGCTGACGCAAACGAAGGCCAGCAACGCCAAGACGTTCTACCGCCTACCATTCACCCAGACACAGGCAAGCCATACGAGTGGCTTGTTCAACCGCCTAAGCAAGGCGAATGGCCTACTGTACCAGATTGGGTGTTAAGCTTCTGGACTGCGTGGGATAAGTTCAAACCCCAGTTCATTGACGCTTGCCCATGGGGGCCAAAGCCTGAGCCAGTAGCGCACAAGCCAAAACCAGCTCCTAGTGCCGACTACGATAACCAAGGCGTTAACGTAATCGAGGAATTCATCAAGGCACATGACCTATTCTCGATGTTGCGGAACTACGGTTATAGCAAGAAGGGCAACCGATGGTTAAGCCCGCACTCTGGTACTGGCATACCGGGTGTGCACATCCTACCAGACGGCGACCGTTGCTACATACACCACGCATCTGATCCGTTATGCAGTGCTGACACAAACCAGCCTGTGAACTGCTTCGATCTGTTCTGCTACTACGAGCATAACAACGACGTGAGCAAGGCTGTCAAGGCTGCTGCTGAATTGCTAGGAATCAAGAGCAAGCGACAAGCGCCACCGCCTCCGATGCCTAAACAGGAAGCGCCAACGAGTGAGACTGAACCGGAGCAGCCACAAGCAGAACAGCCACAGCAGAACGACCAGCCTGCTACAGAGTTCTTATGCCTAGGCTACAACGCCAACAGCATCTACGTGTTGCCTCGACGTTCTGAGCAAGTGACGCGCTTGGCATACGGATCGCTGACCAAGTCAGCACTGTTGCAGATCGCAAGCCTCGAATGGTGGGGCGCGTTCTTTCCCAAGAAGGAAGGCATTGACTGGGAGCTGGCCATGAACGCATTGCTTCGCTGGTGTGAGGCGAAGGGCATCTACGACCCTCGCAACGAGCGTGGACGTGGCGCGTGGTACGACAGCGGACAGCCAGTGCTTCACCTTGGCGGCTCTCTAATAGTGGACGGCAAGCAGAAGCGCATCAACGAGCACGAAAGCAAGTACATCTACACCAAGCAGGCAACGCTTGAGAACGCATTCAACGCTACACCTGCCGACGACAAGGAAGCGGCTAAGCTGGGCGCTATCTTCAAGCAAGTGAACTGGATCAAGCCAGAGCACGGGCTACTAGCACTGGGCTGGTCAGTACTAGCGCCTGTATGCGGCGCATTGAACTGGCGGCCTCACTTGTGGCTGACTGCGCAGCGTGGTGCGGGTAAGTCATGGTTTCAGTCGTACATCATGAAACCTGTAGTAGGTGAAGAGTCGTTGATCTACTGCCAAGGCGGTACAACTGAGGCGGGTATACGCCAAGCTCTTAAGCGTGATGCTCGCCCGGTAATGTTCGACGAAGCCGAAAGCGAAGACGCTAGCGCTGCCCGCCGGATGCAGTCAGTGCTAGAACTGGCCAGACAGTCTAGTAGCGACACTGGCGCGGAGATCGTGAAGGGTACGGCTAACGGTGACGGCATGAGCTTCAACGTTCGCTCCATGTTCCTTCTTGGATCTATCAACGTAGGATTGAAACAGGCAGCAGACGAAAGCCGCTTCTCTGTGGTAGCACTGGCACGACCTGACAAGGGTAAGGCTGAGGCTGAGCGGTTCGCAGGATTCGAGCGCGAAGTACTGGCCACGATGACACCTAGCTTCTGTGCGTCTATCCGTGCGCGTACTTACCACGGCATTCCTGTTATCCGCAAGAACGCCAAGGTACTGGCTCAAGCTGTTGCTGAGATGCTTGGTTCGCAGCGTATGGGTGATCAGGTAGGCACTCTATTAGCGGGAGCTTTCAGTCTTGCGGATATGAGTGAGTACAGTCTTGGTCATGCACGCGACCTAGTAGCAGGGCTGGACTTCAATGAGGCCACAGAAGCCGAGGAAGTCAGCGACGAGGCTAACTGCTTGAACGTGATCTTACAGCGCCAGGTGCGGGTTGATCTGGATGGTATCGGTTCGGTTACCCGTTCACTAGGTGAGTTGGTAGACGTTGCAGCAGGTCGTGGCGAAGTAGGTGGGCTTAGTCGTGGCGAGGCTGGCGACACGCTTAGCCGCCATGGTTTGCGTGTCGAAGATGGCCGTCTTTGCGTGGCCAATACTCACGCAGAACTAGCCAAAACGTTACGCGATACACCTTGGAGCTCTGGTCATCGTCGCATGTTGTTACGGATAGACGGGGCTGAAAGCGGCGCTAAGCCGATAAAATTTGCTGGCTCAGCTAGTCGATATGTGTCGATTCCCATATAATAGCGTTACCCCTAGTATATAACCTTAGCCCCTTAATTGGGGCTTTTTTATGTCTGAAAGGAATATAGGGTAACGTTTTGGAGCTTGCGTTACCCCTGCGTTACCCCTGTTTTCCCTTTAAAATCAATGACTTAGCAAAAAGTAACGCTGGTAACGCAAAATTAGGATAGATATATATAAGGAATGAATACCAAGTATGTAGGCTAGTATGGGTTATTTTTTCTATAGGGGGCTCTATTATTATTATTATTTGTAACTTTATTATTATTATTAGGGGGAAACCCAGTAAACATGGGCCTTTCAGCGGGAACGCTAGGGGTAACGGCAAGCTTGCCAGCGTTACCCCTGTCTTGTAAATCATTGATTTATAAGGGTTTTAGGGGTAACGGTAATCGTTACCGTAGTTTTTATAACTAAAGGTTATTAATATACAGACGCATACCGTTGTGTCCTGCAGTTATCCTGCTACACTGACAGGGTGTTCAATTAAAAAGGAGTGATAGAGATGTTTGATTACGGGACTAAGCCTATAAACAGAACAGCCGGATTGGTTACTGGCCAATCTGGGTGTGCAACAGATGATACGCTGAGTGATGAGCAACTAAGGGAAAACTTAGTATCAAAATGGAAGGCGCTGACTAACAAGATAAAAACAATGGATAAAGGATCGCCAGAGAGGAAGATATTAGGTAAGGAACAAGCAGAACTACAAAAGCAAATCTCGAATCTTAGGCCTAAGCGAAAATACAAGGATTTAAGGGATCATATACTTGACGTACTAAGAGAAGAGCTATCAGAGTTTGAGTTCAGAAGACTAATACATAAAGCAAGTATTCGAGCAGACGAGCAGGAGTGATAGAGATGAAAGAATCAGTGAAACAACTATACAAAGCGCTTGTTGGTATCGAGCGCAAAGTAGATCTAGCAGAAAACATGGGTGGCGAGGTTGTTACTCTTACGATAGAAGAGGCAGATTCGCTTATTCGAATAATGGATACGGTTATATCTGATGAGCTAGGCATTAACCCAGAACTATTGGAGGTGGTGAAGTGAGTGATTTACTAGCAAAAGACTGTTACGGGATAAACCAATTGACGCCTACATTGAGAATAAAGCGAAAGCTATGGCATCCGCCAGCGTTGTTTAGTTCTTGCTTCTGTCTTCAGGAAAAAGGATTTTTAGGTTTATATTGGACAATATCTTGGAATTACGTTGACGTTCTTTCTGAAGATAATGAAAAAGCCGAATTTATTGAGAGATGGTTAAGATGGGACGCTAGCGAATATAACTAACAACACCCAAGGCCCGCTATTAAACGCTAAACGGATAGCGGTAGTAAGTATCATAATTTTATTAATCGCCCTGTGTGTGGCCATAGGTTACGTCTGGGTGTGTATTTGGAGGGAGATTAACCAATGAAATACATGGGAAGCAAGAACAGGATCGCAAAGCATCTTTTGCCGATAATTCTGAAGGATAGAAAGGAGGGCCAATGGTACGTAGAGCCTTTTGTGGGTGGTGCCAATATGATTGATAAGGTTGACGGTAATCGGATTGGGGCGGATTTGAATCCTTTTTTAATAAAAGCCCTTGAACTTATTAGAGATAATCCTGAATCCATTCCTGATGTCATTACAGAGGAGGAGTATAAATACTTCAAGGAGTATGGGGAGTGTACGGGCATTACTGGATTTGTGGCATTTTCAATGTCTTTTGGCGGCAAGTTCTTTGGTGGATACAGGAGGGATAAAGCAGGCACCAAAGGGTGCGTTGATAATATGAAAAATCAAACTAGGATGGCAAAAAACTCAGCTATAAAACAGTCTTCAAATATTAAGAGTGTCATATTTCATGCCATGCCATATGAACACTTGGATATTCCTAGTAATAGCATTATATATTGCGACCCGCCATACCAAGGCACGACAGGCTACAAAGACAAATTCAACCATGAAGACTTCTGGCAATGGTGCCGCGATAAAGTAAGCGAAGGGCATAGAGTGTTTATTAGTGAATATAACGCGCCTGATGACTTTAAATGCGTCTGGCAGCAAGAGTTGAATGTAAGTGTGGCAAAGAGTGGAAAGCACAAAAAGGCTACGGAAAAGCTATTTGTGCATGAGTCGCAAAACTAACCCCTTGCAGTAACACCACATCGGCGCTATTGTTGGGGCCTACTAGAAAAGGAGAGTTAAAATGAAATATACACCAGAACAATTCAAAGCAATGGCACTAGAAGCCATCGAAGCGAAGCACAACCATGACCCGCGATATTTTCAGCTAGTTATGACGATTAGCATGGTTGCAGGAATGCAGCCTAGCGAAGTGGAAGCGCGTATTATGGAGTTGGCAGCATGAGCAAACTAAAAAACACACGCCTAGTTAAGCAGCTAGTTGAACTGGGTGTATCAACGACTCACCAGGCGCGTGCGCTAGACGAGTCAATAAATAAGATTAAAAACATTCAGCAGGGCCGTTCAGCAGGTGAGCTGCAAGATTGGCAAGTTAAGAAGTTAGCCAAGTTAGTGGAGTTATTGAAATGAGTGGATTTACTAAAGGTCCGTGGTCTCAAAAAGAGAGTTACGATATAGAAATTCGGAATGATAATGAACTGGTCTGCAATATACCAACTTGGGACCCCGACAATACAGGCTACAATGTTTGCACTGAGGTAGCAGCCAACGCAAACCTAATAGCAGCCGCGCCGGATATGCTTGAGGCTTTGGAGTCCACAAACAAAGAATTGCAGTCTGTAATTACGAAGCTAAACCAAATGCTAAAGAAAAATATTTCGCCTTATGATTTGGATGAACCTGAATATTACGATATGCAAACATGCCACGAAAATCAGGTGTTAATCGCAAAAGCCAAAGGAGAGAGTCAATGATTGATGAAGAAAAAGTACTGAAGCACAGTAAAGAGGCTTGCTATGTTGGTATTACCGGTGGCGCAATATTCTCATTATTTGCCAGTAGTATTGAGCCATTGCTTGTAGGCGGTTTATTTTCCTTGCTTTCAATGGCAAAGCATTACGACTTAAAGCGTTTTATTAAAAAGGAGCAAAATCAATGAAACCAAACCAACTAAAATGCTACCCGCAAGTTTCCGCCGTAATTGGCGAGGCTTTGGCGGATTATGAACTGCAGCGCGTTATTGATTGTGATAAGTGCCATGTAAATATTGACAGGGAGACCGTAGGGGCTGCGTTCGCTTGGAGAGGTTCGCCACAGACTGGTGATTTTTGGAAGTTAATTGATAGAGGCCAAAACCCCTACGACCACGGACACGAAAAGCCGGAGGTTAAGGAGTGGGGGTATATGGGTGAAAATTGGTATAAATTGGAGTTTTTAAATAAAAAAGGGTTTCCATATAAAGCTACAACCAAAAGCGTAACCATGCCGGACTGGGTGCCAGAGTTGTCCGAAATAACCCCTACGAATTCGGACAAGACTAATGTCCATAAATCCGAATCTGGGTACAAAGAGCATAAGTCAGACACGTTTAAGCGACTGCGAAAGCAATTAGGATCTGAAGCAGCATACCGGATCGTGTGGGGTGACCCTGAATCCGAATCAAAAGACGGGCCAAACGAGAAACTAAAGGCGGCTTTTGATAAGGCTAGCGAGATGGGGTTCGATAAGCCAATCAACAAATACAAAGTACTATGTAAAGGCGCAGAGATTGACGTGTATGACGTGCTACTAGCCTATGCAGTAACGAACCCAGCAGATCAGCACGCAATTAAAAAGATGTTGATGCCAGGTAAGCGCGGCGTTAAAGATGCAAATCAAGACCGCAAAGAGGCCATTCAGTCACTTGAGCGTGCGATTGAACTTGCATCCGCCAGCGAGTAGGCTATTCTAATATTGTACGGGCGCTAGTCGCCCATAAAAAGGAGAGTAAAATGACTGATTATATGAAAGAAATATCCGAATTTGAGTTCGTGGTAGATGAGCATGGAGAGTTTATCGGCCCTGAGGGTAATTCGCACGAGACAAAAGCAGAAGCTATGTATTATGGCCAATTGGGAGGGTGTGGTTGTGGGTCGCCTCAGTGTGTTCATAAGTTTATTATAGACATACTAAGTAAGCAGAATCCAAAAACAAAAATGCTAGACTATGAGCTAATAACGTCTCATATAGAAGATAACCATGATGAAGCCTACCAGTTTATTATGCATATGCTTGGCGAAAAGCACTTAGTAGAACATGGAGGGTCGGTTTACGGCTCATGGCTGACCCCTCGCGGGGAGCAGTTTGTTGAAATTGGCCCAGTTGAGGAGGAATAAATCATGTCACAACCAAAACCACTAAACTATCTGCTTAGCAGACTAGACCATCGCATGGTCAACGAAGCCAAACGAGAAGCATTTCTATCTATTGAGCGCAATAAACCATTTATGCGGTACGGCGCGCCTGTTAGTTATCCGCAAACGCCAGCGCTTCTTAGATTGGACAGCTTCACATTCGACTTGTGCATTGTGAACGCGCGCGAGGTTGCGCTTAAAGCTATTAATAAGATGATGGAGGGGTGAGGTATGACAATTATTGAGAGTTTTGTTTTGGCACTAATCATTACAGTATTAATACTGCTAGGTGTAGTCATAGGTATTGGTTCGGGCGCTACAAACTATGAAATATTGACCGCCTGCGAAGCCGAACTGCCACGCAATGAGCATTGCATTCTAATAGCCGTACCTGAGAAAGGGGAGTGATTATGGATGTAAAGATGATTAAATATCCAAGCAAAGCCACTAATCATGAAAAGTTCAGATGCTCTAAAACAAGTAAGCATCAATACGCATTCTCAAATAGTCTGAACATCATTGGCGGCAGCAGATGCTCAAGAAAGGCGCTTTATAGTGTAAATGGTGCGCTGCTATGTAAGATGCACGCAGGGGAGCTATTACTGGAGGAGGCTTTATTATGAAATGCCCAAACTGCGAAAGCGAAAACCTAGCCGTACACCAAGCCACGCCGCCTCGCTGGATATGCGGTGACTGCGCCAAGACTACACGCAGGCCGTTAACCTCGCTCACATGGCCAGAGGTTAAGCCTACAAAGCAGGTGTTTGTCGTAACATGGGCGCAGAACGCAACTCCAGTGTTCGGGCCATTCCTTAAATCAATTAAGACCTACCTGAAAAAGAACGATGCTCAGTTCATGGTGATACCCGGGCGATACAAAAACGCTACGAGCGTCTGGACTAAGCAGCAAGAGACAGACGAATGGTGGCATGAGGACTTAGCGTCGTATATGTGCGGCAATGAGACGCAGCTTGACCGTAATCTGACCGTATTGGCTGACCTGCCTATTCAGCCTACTGCGGTTAATCCCCTTTCTGGGTCTGTTAAGACCCAATCTGGGCCTCTTAGCTGTATAGTTGGTCACCCACAGATAGCCCAAGAGACAGTGGCCACGCCACAAAGCAAGCTAGCCAAAATCGTAATGACAACGGGATCAATCACAAAGCCGAACTACTCCAGGTCTAATCGAGGCAAGCAAGGCGAGTTTCACCATGAATACGGCGCTGTAGTAGTCGAGATAGACGGCCCTCGCTTCCATGTTCGCCATATCATTGCCGATGGGCATGGCAAGTTCTACGACCTAGACAAGCTTTATGATGGTAACAAGGTAACGAAAGGCCACCGTGCAGCGTGCTTCGTTAGTGGTGACTTTCACGCCAAGTTCCTTGATCAGAATGTAAAGGCAGGTTTCTGGACTGGTAAAAATAGCTTAGTAAAGTTAATCAATCCAAAGGCTCAAGTGTTTCATGATTTCTTTGATGGCTATGCTGTTTCACACCATCACAAGCACGATCCTTTTCTAATCGCCAAAAAGCATTTCAATGGCGACAATGACGGTATGCGTGAAATGCAGCAGTCCATATCTGAGCTAGTGGATTGCTTGGTGTGCGACAAGAACTACATAACCAAGTCCAACCACGACGAGCATGTCGATAGATGGTTAAAAGAAACCGACTGGCGCAAAGACCCGCAGAATGCTGAGTTTTACTTGGAAACTAGCCTTGAATGGATCAAAGCCATTAAAGCTGGCAAGTCATTTGATCCGGTAAAGCACTGGGTTGAGCGCTCGACAAATAAAGCCACCTTCCTAGGTCGTTCTGATGTGATCAAGATAAAAGACCACATTGTAAGTTATCACGGTGACAAAGGCCCGAACGGTTCGCGTGGCTCTCGTAAGTCAATGAACAACATTGGTGCCAAAACAATCATTGGTCATTCACACTCGCCAGGTAGGGAGAAAGGCTGTATCCAAGTCGGCCTCTCAGCCATCTACGGCCTTGAGTACGCAGTGGGCGCACCTAGCGCATGGATGCACACGGCGGCTATAGAATATGCAAACGGAAAGGTGACGTTGATCAATTGTATTGACGGGCACTATCGGAAGGGTTAATATCAACAAATCGGGAATACTCCGCCCGTGTTGCCCGCACAAGGTTTATTCCTTTTTCCTTGTGTGGGCTTTTTCACAAACATGTGTTGATAGGTCGGAACCCATAGAGCTAACGAGCTGGCACTTGCCAAGTGATTAATTACTGTACACTTGGATTCTGCGTTTAGCATAGCGTTCAGTAGATGTATGCTTTTATACACTCACCAAGGATGCGGCAGGTTCCAATATGGAACTAACCACCTCAAATTGATGTGAGTTTTTACCAGCTCTGCGCAAGCAACTGGCTTTCGAGACTAAGCCAAGGTCAGTCCCGCTTAGCATTCGCCCCATTCACGCAGGCTTTCACTCTGTATCATGGGGCTTTTTTATACACGTCCCATTCTCATGTACACATATCGGCTTTTTCTATACATATCCTGTTAGACCTATCGAAAATTTTGGCTTGTTCTATTGCTAGCGGGCGTTATACTAAGTTCGTCAACTAACAAAAGGAGCATCAAAAATGAAAGACGAAGGCGTAATTAGATCTGTATATTTCTGGTTCTTAAATCAGGGGTTTGATTCCCATTACTCATACGCAATGGCAAGAAAACATACGCCATTTCAGCTTTAAAGGAGCACCAAAATGAAACCAACACTAGAGCAAATTAAAACAGATGAAAGTGTGTGGCCGGATGGGGCGACGCACTATATAGGTGGATGTTTTACAAAATGGATAGATGATATTGAGCATAGCTGGATTAATAATAAGGGTAAGTGGGTTGTTGATAATCCATCTTGGCCGCTAGAGAAATATGAGAAAGATGAACACGAAATGATTAAGCGCCCCACTAAAGCCTTTGTGCCAGAGGTTGGCTTTCACGGCGAGTGTACATACGCAGGCAGAACCTTGGAGTGCGTAGTTGTACTAAAAAACAGAGTGTGTATTTTTGATCATGGATTTGAGTTAATTGCAGGTATTACCCATGATCTTGATATTCGCACTATCAAATCCGAGCGTGAATTGTTTGTTGATGCTGCTGTAGATTGCCATAGTTCGGCTGGTCACTCAGAATTGCGTATGCTTAATGCAATGTACGACTCAGGCAAATTCAAGCTAGTGGAGCCAACCAAATGATCCTACAAATGCGAAGAAACCGCCATGAGGTGCTTACTCTAATGAGCACTGGCTTTGTATTGCCGCCGGAACATTGCGAGTTCGTAGAGGCTGCCATTATCATGGAGAAAATGAAAGTCATTCTTATGGAGCATGTAGGCACGATGCCTAGCGGTTATTGGTTTGAGTTGGTGACGAGGGACAGTGAAGGTCGTGAGCGCACAAGCGAAATCCCAGCTGAAATAGACACAGTATGCGACTTGTATGACTGGTACATGATGGAGGTGCAGTGATGGCATACTACACAGATCAAGAAGAGCAGACGCAGTGCTGCTTCATGGAATGCGAATCAATCGGCGATAGGCGCGTACATGATACAGTTCACGGCCAGTTCGTTAGTGTATGTAAAGAACATGAGGAGGAGCTAATTCAATGGATAGCGGACTCGCTTACATAATCGGCCTGCTATGGGTATTCACCTATGTACTCATATTGCACGTAGAGGTGCCAGTAATAGATACAGGCTTACCAGCCAATGAAGAGCTATACGACTCAGAAGCGCAAATTAAAAACGCTTGCACGAAGTTTCTGGGGCGTGTAAATTAGGGTTTCAATTAACGGAGGGAGGCGCTATGAGTAACGTAGTGGATATTACTGAATATCAAGACAATAATGATGTCGAATATTCTATAGGTGACGACGGAAAGGTAAGCGGAGTATCTCATTCAAATCTATCTATTTGCTTTAATGATGCAGTTGGCAATGTAGATATTATCTGCAAAATTACAGGCGAAACGGTAGATAAGATAAGCAAGAGCGATTTTAGCTCGACACTTATAGCATGGCTGCTAATTAACAAGCCTGATGTAATTAATCAAATAGAGGAAGACTAGTGTTTGGACTATTCACAAGTGCAGTAGAAAACGTATTAGATATGGCAGAAGGCCTTTGTTATGGCGAGCTTCCAAGTAAGCGGCAAGTAGCAAAGCTGGTAGATGCAGGCCTTACTATCTATGCAATATCTGAGGCTACAGGCTTTGCAGAAGATGTTATTCGAGAACTTGCAGAAGACTAAAGAATCATCAACGAGCAGGAGGTGATGGCGTTACCCCGTCAACTACATGCGAGAGCATCTAGGGCGGGTTTTTACTGTTCGGTAATATTCACCAAGTTAAAACAACCCTAGTTCTTATTTTAACTTAACGGTAATACTTGCAATACGTCAATCTAGTGCTATATTAAGCAGACACAAAAGCAGAGTCACCATGAAATACAAAAAGATTATCGACAACGAAACAGGCTACCAATTAGAAGTATTCCCAGCTACTAAGAGCGTTTACTTTAAGCACTTTGACGAAACCAAAGAGATGCTATGCGACTCAGAGCTTCGCTGGTTGGCGGCAGAGTTGATAGGCGAAGATGTTGCTCAGTACATTGCCACGCAGAAATAAGCCGATTAACGCCGATATTCGGCTCAATACGTTAGAAAAGGAGTGATAGAAATGACAACACTTAGAGATAAACCACGTAGTGAACTTGGCAAGAAATTGCAGAGCTATCGTGCGGATAGACCAGACGAATGGACTATGGATGAATTTACTAGAATGGCGGAGAAACTTGAGCAACAACTAGCCGACCTAAAAGCCAGTCTGCCAAAGGTGCGGGCGGATGCTGTTAGTTATGCAATATCTGAGTGCGCTCATAATGGTACAGACGGGCAGGGGTGGCAATCTGATTTAGAGCAATGCGTAATAAAACTGGAGGCAGGCAATGAGTAAGCAGAAGATTAGAGAGTGGCTAAATAATATAGATTTGGATAGCCTTAAGTATGAAGTCTTTTTTGAAGAGATTGTAGGTTTTATCCATCAATACACACAAGAGCAGAGCGGGTTGATTGACCTAAAAGATGAAATTCCAAGCCATAAGGAACAAGTACTCTTTAAAGTTAAATATGAAGGTACAAAATGGATGTACAGATCAGGGTACGCAAAGCATTATGATAACGGTGATGTTTTGATTGTTATTCCAGAATTTGGAAAGGTGGAAGATAGGCAAATAGCAGGGTGGAAGCCACTACCACCAACAGAGGAGGTGTTATTGTGAAAGTAGATGTATTGCAAGTACAAGACGCAAAGTTTAACAGTGGGTTTAGCTGGTGGTCTGACTGGGTAGATGTTTGTATTTATGACTTTGAAAGCACCCCGTTTTTATTGCAAATGAGTGTAAGCCGAACCAATAAAAAGAAATTCAGAAACGCTCGAATTAGCGGCACATTCGCATATAGGCAGGTTAGAAGTAGCGCTATAGGTGATTTAGTTCAAATGAGCAGTAAACCTTATGCAGATATTGATTAAGGAGGGGTTGGTGTGAGCAATATTACAAAAAACGTGGAATTCCTAGCTGGGACTGATATTAAGTCGGCAGTTACAGAAGCAAAAGAAAAGGCCAGCCTATGGAAGGTTGGCTATGTTTCTTTTGATTTTAATGGACAGTCTTTTAACATAGGTAGAAATGCTGACATTCATAGCGTGCTAGAAGAGTACAACCAAGGTGGCAGTAAATACGGGATAGTGTCAGCATGACCGAACAAAACCTACTAGACCGCCTAGAAAGCGCAAAACGCCGCATAGTAAGGCTAGAAGCTGAGAACAACAAGCTGACCAATGACTGCAAATCTAAGAATGGGCTTATCAATGTAAGAGATCAGCGCATTAGGTTCTTACAGTATGCCTTGGCCAAGCTAGCCGATGAAACCAAAAACGGCCACGACAAAATAGAAGCTTGGCGGGCGATTGCGGAAGATTGCAGGTATTTAGACTAACCCCAGTAGTAGTGCTACAATAGCCCCATTTAAGGGGCTTTTTTAATGCAGAAGCTAACAGTTAAACAGGAGCGCTTTTGTCAGCTGTACGTTGAGCTGGGCGGCAAAGGCAGGGCTTATAAAGAAGCCTATGACACAGATAAATCTATTAGGACGTGTGACGTTGATGGTTGCAAGCTAAGCAAGCAGCCACACATAGCCGCGAGGATTGCAGAGTTGAAAGCAGAGATTAAAGAAAAGCACGATATAACAGTTGACGGCCTATTGTTGGAACTAGAAGAGGCAAGAAGCATCGGCAAAAAAGAAGGCCAAGCATCGGCCATGGTTAACGCCACCATGAGCAAGGCCAAGCTGTGCGGACTGGATAAGCAGATTATTGATCACACTAGCTCGGATGGTTCAATGGCCCCGACTATCATCCAACTTGTTGCGCCATCGGTAGAAGATGACGACACAGAAGATTGAGCTGCCGCCAAAGCTAATACCTGTATTTAGTGGAAAGGCACCTGTAAGGGGTGCACACGGTGGCAGGGGTAGCGCTAAAACTCGAAGCTTTGCGCTAATGGCTGGCGTCCGTGGTTATATGCTTGCAGCTCAGGGGGTTAGCGGTGTTATCCTTTGCGGTCGTGAGTATATGAACTCGCTGGCTGATTCTTCTATGGAAGAAATAAAGCAGGCAATAAAAGAAACGCCATGGCTGCACGCCCAGTATGACATAGGCGAGAATTACATTAGAACAAAATGCAGGCGCGTGTCATTCGTGTTTGCTGGCCTTCGCCATAATCTGGACAGTATCAAATCAAAAGCGCGCATATTACTAGCATGGGTCGATGAAGCCGAGTCTGTTAGTGATGTTGCATGGTCGAAGCTAATCCCAACCATTCGAGGCATAGAAGAAGCCGAGCTATGGGTGACATGGAACCCAGAGAAAAAAGAAAGCCCGACGGACATTCGATTCAGACTTAAAGCGGCAGAAGATGCCAAGATAGTCGAGATGAACTACCAAGATAACCCATGGTTTCCCAAGGTTCTCGACCGCGCACGCCTAGAAGATAAGCGCATAATGAATGAGTCTGATTATCGCTGGATATGGGAAGGCGCATACCATGAGCATTCAGACGCGCAGATATTCGCTAACAAGTACCGAGTGGCAGACTTTGAGCCTCAAGCAAATTGGGACGGGCCTTACAATGGCCTAGACTTTGGCTTTGCTCAGGATCCTACGGCAGCGGTGAAGAGCTGGGTATATCAAGAGACGCTTTATATTGAACATGAAGCTGGCAAGGTTGGTTTAGAGTTGGATGATACAAGTCAGTTCATTGAGAAGAAAATACCTAGCTTTGGTGATTACGTTATTCGTGCTGATAGTGCCCGCCCTGAATCCATTAGCTATTTAAAGCGCTTTGGTATGCCTAAGATAGTCGGAGTCGAGAAGGGCAAAGGCAGTGTAGAGGATGGTATTGAGTTCATCAAAAGCTTTCGTGAGGTCGTTATACATACGAGATGCAAGGAAACTGCTAAGGAATTCAGCCTGTACAGCTACAAGGTAGACCGCCTCACACAAGACGTTTTGCCCGTACCAGTGGACTCATGGAATCATTACATTGATGCCTTGCGTTATGCGTTACAGCCACTGATGAAGGCGCGCAAATTCAAACCAATCTCCATATCATTTATTAATTAGCCTATGGTGTTATAATAGGCAAAAACTATAGGGCCGAATAATGGGCGTTACTACTTTACATCCTGAATATACCGCTAATTTGCCGGACGTGACGCGTACTCGTGATGCTGTTAAGGGCCAGCGAGTTGTTAAAAACAAGGGTAAATTATACCTTCCTGCTGACTTTGCCGACTCAGATGAAGGCCGCTATGCGGTGTATAAAGAGCGCGCTTATTTCCTTGGCGCTACTAAGCAAGCGGCTAAATCCTATAGCGGCATGGTATTCCGTAAGCCTGCAAGCTGGGGCGAAGAAGGCACACCGGATCAGCTAGAAGAATACCAATACAATATTGATGGCAGCGGCAAGC